GAAGAAGTATTTAGAGGGCGGGCCTGCTGACGTAGCAGAAGATAAGCAACGGAAAGCTATGCAAAAAGCCTACGAAGATACCCCAAAGTATCAACGAGAGCTTGAGCAGGCGATGAACCCGCTAGACATGCTCAAAGAGGCTTATGACAAGGCTGTAGAGATGTTTGGTAAAAAGCCGTCAGGTGAGAGTGTCACAAAGACAAAAGAATCTGTAACGGTTACTCCGTTGAAAAAGCGCTATGGCGGTGCTTGTTAAGTAAAGCAGGGAGCTTCGGCTCCCTGTCATTTATGGGGCTTTGATATGAGATTGCAAACAGTATCCCAAACAGGCGTTGGATCAAGCAGCCCAATAGTCATGAACTTAAATGTCACCCCATTTAACGTGGGCTTTGGCGTTATTAAGACTGGCACGGTTGACTATACGGTTCAGCACACTTTTGACGACCCTACGGTTGGTTTTACGACATGGTTTCCTCACCCAACGGTAGCGGCTCAGATCGCTAATGCCGATGGTAATTACGCTTTCCCAGTAACAGCGATTCGTGTAACGATGAACTCTGGCGATGGCACTGTCACGCTGAAGCTAATTCAGGCTGGTATTGCGTAATGGCTGGCGGCGTTGGCTTCGAAGAGGTAGCGAACTTTGCTAACACCTTTCCGGGTGTTGGCACGGGGGTTGTTGCGGATGCCAGCGCTGGTAACGGCAGTGATGTAGGTGGACAGTCGGTGATTGTCCGAGGCCCAGTTGCAGGTGGCCCGTTTTACATCCTGATGGAGAGTTCTGGTTACGTTCTGCAAGAGAACGATGACAAGATTGAGTTGGAGTCCTAAATGGCAGATACCAAAATCTCAGCAATGACGGCGGCGGCTCTGCCATTAGATGGTACAGAGTTAGTTCCCATCGTTCAGAGCGGTGACAACAAGAAGACAACCATCGCAGACGTTAACGCTTACAACCGTGCGTATGGAGCTTGGAGCGACAGCACCGATCAAACAGGTAGTGCAGTCGCTGGCGTGGCGATGACTTTCAATACGCAAGACATTACTGACTCAATCACTTTAGTCAACAACAGCGAACTGACTGTGCCAAACACAGGCATTTATGACCTGCAGTTTAGTAGTCAGTTTAAGAATACCGATAACGCTCAGCACGAGGTAACTATTTGGTTCAAGGTGAACGGTGTCGATTTGCCTAACTCTGCAACTATTGTCACGGTTCCTGCAAGAAAAAGCGCAAGCATTTTTGGTTACATGGTGGCTGCTTGGAACATTTTCCTTGATTTGAACTCAAGCGACTATGTAGAAATCTATTGGTTGAAAAGCGATGCTGCGGTAACTATGGAAAGCCTTTCCTCAACAGCGTTGCATCCTGCCATTCCTTCAGTAATTGTTTCTATGCAGCAGGTGGCATGATGCCAGCCAAGTCGAAAGCTCAGTTTCGCTTGATGAAGGCGGCTCAGTACAACCCAAAGATTGCCAAGAAGGTTGGCATCTCTGAGGATGTGGCTAAAGAGTTTACGCAGTCCAACGTCGGCAAGAAGGCTTACAAAAAGCTACCTGAAGCGATGAAAGAGGGTGGCGTGAGTTTGGCTATTGGCAGGGGTGAGAAGTTACCTGCTGAGCAGGGCGCTGGACTAACAGCTAAGGGAAGAGCGAAGTACAACCGCGAGACTGGTAGCAATTTGAAGGCTCCGCAGCCTGAAGGTGGCAAGCGGAGGGATTCTTTTTGTGCGCGTATGGGTCCTGTTGCTGAGAAGAGTGAAAAAGGTAGTCGAGCGCGTGCTTCGATGAAGCGCTGGAATTGTCCCGGTTGGTAAATTAAGGAGAAGATTATGAGCAGTTATGATATTCGCGGTATGCAGGCTAGTGGCATGACTACTCAGCAGATTAATGATTTTATTAAAAAGGCTGAAGCAAACATGCCTAAAGTTATTAAGGATTTTAGAAGCCAAGTTAATCCGAAAAATGTGGTCGCCGCTCCTGTTAAAACGCCAGTAAAACAACCTGTAAAGCCTCAGGTGATGCCGCCTGTAAAACCAAGTCCAGTTCCAAAGCCTAGTGTTAGTGCGCCCTATGCGTATCCAAACCCAAAGTCAATTCCGAAGAAAGGTGCAAGCGTCCCTGATTACTTAAAGCCCGGTTACACAGGATTGCAAGGAACGCCAGCGCCAAATGCTGGCCCTAGAACGATGGGGGCAACAAATCCAATACCTCAGTCTATTCTTGGAATTAAGAAAAAAGGCGGAGAAGTTAAAAAATATGCTAAAGGCGGCAAAATCAACCTAGATGCTTGTGGTGTATCAACGGCTCAGAAGTCAAAAAGTTCGCCTAAATGGTGAGGTAAACATGAAAAAGGCTAAAAGGATGGCGGTGGGTGGACTAAGCAGCCTTGTGACTGAGGGTGAGCAATCATCTGTTTCTATACCCGGTAGTACTGCTGGAAATTTAGGTGCAATGAGTGATCGTCTAGCGCAGTCAACGCAGTTTGCGCCTGCTGATAATGAGTTCCGTCCGTACTCAGAATCAGCTCAGGGTACGTCTCAGGCGACTGGGCAAACCATGAAAAAGGGCGGTAAAGCTACTACCAAGATGTCTACAGGCGAAAAAAGATCATCTAAATGCCCAAAGTGGTAAGGGGAGCACATGGCTTACTCTGGAACTATCGGTCAGACTATTATTCCGGTACAGGATTTGATCGATCACGGAGCGCGACGCTCAGGAAAGTTAGCTGAAGAGCTGACTTCTGAGCAAATTTACTCTGCCAAACAATCTCTTTTCTATCTTTTATCCAATTTAGCCAATATTGGCATCAATTATTGGGCTATTGGACAAGAAGTTATTGGTCTAAAGGCCGATCAGTACATCTACGAGCTGCCTTTAGGCGGTATCGACGTTTTAAATGCCAACTATCGCACGATGAATCGGCCTGCTGGTAGTTATTCGGCTTCTTCTGGTAATGCAGCGAACGCTTTTGACAGCAACATCAACACGGTTTGCATTCAAACCTCCCCTAACGGCAACATTTCGGTGAACTATGGCACTGATAACCCTGTGTACGCTGGCTCTATTGGTATTCTTCCGGGAGTGTCAGGAAGTTTTCACATACTTTTTGAAACCTCAAATGATGGTTCAACGTGGACGCTACTCGAAGACACCGGAGTAGAGACTTGGGTCGATAATCAGTGGCTTTGGTATCAAATTGATCCCGGTCAGACAAAACAGTATTACCGGATGCGCGAGACTAGCGGCAATACGCTGCAGGTTCGTGAGTTCTACGTCGGCAACAACAGCCGAGAAGTACCGATGGCGCGTCTAAATCGTGATGATTACGTTTCGCTGCCGAATAAGAACTTTACTGCTAACCAGCCGTATCAGTTCTGGTTTAACCGCACGATTCCAAGACCGCTGATCAACCTATGGCCTGTGCCTAGCGACCCTTTTGTTCAGATTGTCGTGTACTACTCGCGGCAGATTATGGATGTTGGGGCGTTAAATGGGCAGCTAGAGATACCTGATCGCTGGTACTTAGCTATTCAGAACATGTTGGCGCATCAGATGTCGATGGAGTTGCCGGGCATTGATATGGCGCGGATTCAGTATTTAGAAGCGCAGGCAGAGAAGTACCTGATGCTGGCTGAGTCTGAAGAGCGCGACAAGTCGCCTGTGTACATGGCGCCGAATATCGCCGTTTATTCGAGATAACTATGCCCAGATTTCTCGACACTCGGGGTTATTCGGACATTGCGATTGCAATCTGCGATAGGTGCCGTATGAAGCGTCCTCATGCAGATTTACAGAAAGATCCGAACTTTCCGGGTCTTATGGTGTGTAGTCTTGGATGCAAAGACCAGTTTGACCCATATCGTTTGCCCGCGAGAAAGACAGAGCGCATTACGATCCGATTTCCTCGGCCTGATGCGAATATTGCGGTTGATCCAAATGATATTATTACAACAACTGGGTTTGTCATATCGACTAATCAGAATACAGATGATCCAGAGAACAACGGCAATCTGGATGTGATTAGCACAACGTAGGGGAAAATCTTGGCGCAAGTGACGATCACCCAATTACCTGCCGCTCAGCCGCTGACTGGCACGGAGTCGGTGCCGATTAGCCAGAATGGTCAGACGGTACAGACAACTGTCGCGGCGATTGCTAATTCGCCAACCCA